AACTTGGGAATGTAGTCAACCCACCAGCTCCGTTTACATATTGCCCACTTGTTCCAGCAAAGCCAATGTTAATTGTTCCGCTTGTAGTAATTGGAGAACCTGTTATTGTTAAAGCATCGCCAGTTTCAGTAACCGCAACACTTGTAACAGTACCCGTTGAACCTCCAGCCTTTTGCCATATAGTACCAGAATAGATAGCTTGATCCCCAACCGCAAAAGTAATCGCACCAGCACCAAAGTTTACAGTTCCAGCAACATTACATAAATAAACATCGCCTTGATTTCCTGTTCCGTTAACTAAAGTTGGAGTGTTAGTCGCAGCGTTCCAAGTACCTTTATACTCCATTACAGAGTTAGGCAATTGAGATACTAATATCTTACCGCTTCCATCTAATTGTGGGATGCCATTCGCAACGTTAATACCTAAAGCATTAACTATGCCAGCCGTACCCGTTAACACTCCGCTTAAGTTTCTAACTTTTGCACCCGAACTTATTACTATTTGATTGCTCATCTTATTATTTTTATTGTGCTAAAAACCTTACATATTCGCCACTTTCTAACGCTCTGCTAAAAGTCAATACTCCAGAGGACTCGACCCACTTAACTTGCTCACCAACTGGAGTTCCTGTTGAAAGTATATCTTGAACATCAATACCGCCTCTTGACACATACAACGCAGCTTTGCCGATTAAATCAGTATAAGTAAGTGTTGTTTCGCCACCAGCCGCAGTATATCCTTTAGTCGATACCGAACCGCCTCTTATAATAACCCCGCCACTTGCAGCAGCCGTTCCAGTCAACCCATAAGCACCAGTCCCTTGTAAACTTACACTATAAGTGCCAACGTCTTTATAAGGAGCGTTTATTTGTAAAGAGGTCATATTAACATTTCCCGTTATTACACTTAAACCATTTGCTCCATTGTCGATAATAAAGTCAACTGCTATTGATTGCCTTAGTTGTTGTATTTGTAGCATTTGATTGTAACCATACCCACTTAAAGTAATTAATCCGTCGCAAGTTAAACTCCAGTTAGCGACATCGTTCTTGAACTCACGATACCAAGCACTCGATTGACTTGTAACTTCTTTTTGATCTACTGTAACCGAGAAGGTTGCATTTGTAGAACAAGCAAAAGGAATGTTCAAAGGGATTGTAGTTACAACCGAAGCAACATTAATTCCTTGTGTATAAAAGGTCATTGTCTTTGTGCCAATCTCACCAGCAACGACTTGTATTACAATCCTTTCGTTAGCCGTTAATGTTGTAGCTGGGAAGGCAAAGTTTAAAGTATATTGTCTTACTGCTAATTGACTAAAGAATACTGCGTTTGAACCTCCTATTAATGTTAATGTTGTGCCATCATATTTGTAAACAACATACGAGAATCTTGGTGCGCCAGTCAAATCGCCAGTTATAGATGCAAAAGCATTAAAAGTCCAAGTACCAGCTGGTATTGTTGTTGTGGCAACATCCGTTATAAATCCACAAACTATTCCGTCTGCCGTCTTAGTAAAGTTAGAAGCAGCTTCTAAATTATTAGTTGGACTAAATTGTTTATAGTTTGTACCCGCAATTGTAGTTACAGGAATAGACCCATTCATATAAAATGTTGCGTTGCTTTCTTTTTTATAAAGCATTATATTCTTACCAATTACTGCTGCCATATTACAAATTTAATCAATTATCCGAATGTTTCTAATATTTCACCCGCTCCGCTTATTCTATATGCTTGAGCGTAAGTGTCCGTAACTAAAACCTTCCACCATATATTCGCACCATTGAATCCAACAGTTAAAAACTCGCTTTGGTAGAAGAAGTCGCCAACCGACGGAACTCCAGCTTGTTCTAAGTAAACAATGTTACTTGTTAAAGGAGCAGCAAGAGCAGCCTCCTTAGTTATATAGCCATTTGATCTAAGGTGAGCAAAACCCGTTACCTCCGTTGGTAAGTTATTGCTATCGTAAACTGTTGTCATTGTTGTTTCAATATTATCTGGGTTAATATCCAATAAAGTAGCCGTGATAACATCGTTAGGTAAATCCAATGTTGAATTTCCTATTATATATTTTTTATTTGCAACAGTTATTTGTGCTGGGTCTGTGTCAGTTGCCGTTATTCTCATTGCACCGCTAAATCTACCAGTACTCGTTTGCATACTCATAAAAGATGCGTCCAAGTTAATAATATTTTTATTTAAGCAGTTTGAGTATTGCTTAACTACTAATTCACTTAAGCTCCTATAAACATCTGTTGGGTATTCTTGTCTATACCAATTCTTTAAGTTTAATTTTGTCGAATCGCTTAAAAATCCTCTATAACTAAAGAACCCATCGTTAATATCATTAAAGCCTAAAGGAAGGTCAATATCTAAAACATATTCGTTTGAATCAGTTATAAAACTTTCAGTTGTTACTTGTTTAAAGTATGTTTCAACTGTTAATTGAAAGTTACTTGCTTCAATAGAGCCAACAGTTGATTTCCAATAAGGAGCAGAAGCATCACATATTATAAGATCAATACTTAAATCCCCTCCTATTGGTAACAATGGCATTGTTAAATCTAAATTAACTTTAGGGTCTGTTGAATCAAAAGGATAAAAATAATAGTGGTCGTTAAAAGTTGTACTTACCCATTGCTCATTATCATCTAAAAATACCGAACCAGAAGCACCGCCGTTTACTAATATCTTAAGTATAAATAAGGCATCTGGTCCACTTGCGGGAACTCCCAATCCAGCAACATCCATAGTTAACTTCAATACATCGCTTGAATTTACTTTAGGCAAATTTAATGGACTTACTATTGCAGTATAAGGACTTGCAATTGAGTACTCCATGATAAAAGAGTTATAACTTCTTTCTGGGTATGATTTTATATAAATTTTGCCGTCAACAAATCTTTGCTCATTCCAAGAAAACGCATCACCTACTGTTGGGCTTACAACTGTGTAGTTCTTTAAATCCCAGTTAGTAATATAGTTATTAGGATATTCAATTACTTTATCAAATCTTATCTTATTAAATCCCTTTCTAATTAGCTTGAATTGACTATTATCTACAAAATATAAACCGCTTGTATTTGATGTAAACCCTTGAATGTTACCTGTTGTACTATAAACCGCATCGTCAAATAGTGTACCATCACTATTGTAAATAGTAACATAATAAGAACTTTGCGCAAATTGAGTTAAAGGTACTATGTAAAAGTTGCCCTTAGCTTGGAATAATCTTGAGCCGACAGACTTAACAATCTTTGTTAATACATCAAGGCAATTTGTTGCTTCTTGATTATCATTAACAAATGTTGCGTAATTTATATATGTTTGACCCAATGTGTCTGCATTTGGGTCATCTGTTCTGTTATCCATCCCGTCAGCGTAAAAACTTACTCCGCTTACAATATCATATTCTAAAGGATATTCTAACTTTAATAACGCAGTCTTTACATAAAATATTGCCTTAAATATGTCAACCAATGTAGTATTATTGCTTATAAAAAAAGGTATTCGTTCAAGCATACCCAATCCGTCAATAGCATTAAAAGCTAATTCCTTTCTACCAGTTGAAAAAACATACTGCACGTTATCACTTAGCACCCATCCTTGCCAATCTATATTAGCACCACTTAAAACCCTTACAAAGTACTTTCTGTCATTTAATGTAGTAAAGTCAGGCATATTTGCCACGTTATCCGTAACATCAATCGCAAGGTTTAATTGACTTACATAAATAGGCTCAAAAGTATCGTCACTTCTTGGGATGTATTGAATTTGTAAACTAATACAAGGATATTCTATTATTGACCCAGCATATCCATCTTCATAAATATTTACAATACTTGTAACATCCGATTTTGTTGCTGCCGTTATTCTATATTTTATTTGGTATGCCATTAATTGCCTCGTCTAATATTTAAGTTGTTGTTTGCTCTTTGTGTTGCTAAAATCAAATCCGAACCTTTTAATAAGAACTCACCCAAGAAGTTACCTCCACCCATACCCATACCTCCGCCTAAAGCACCTCCAATCTCACTTCCTCCTCCAGTTATCGCTGCCATAATAGTTTTAAATAATAAGGCTTGTGCAACCATTGAGATTAATTGAATAACAATTTGCTTAAATGCCGCTTGTAGTGCCAACCCAATATCTTCACCCATAACCATT